ATTCCTAGATCTTTTAATTCGTGAGTTGGCAGCATCTTACGCACAAAAGACAGATGCGTATGCAGCAAAAATTGCAGCTGATGGAGCAGATTCTTCAACAGGCTCAACACTATACAAGTCTATTGCAGACGGAATTGCTGATTCCTACAATGTAATGAGAATGACACCTAACAAATTGTTAGTTGCACCTTCAGGTGGATATGTAAATATCGATTTCGCTAACATTCTTGGAGCCGTAGATGGTTCACAAAGACCTCTATTTGCAGCAGCTGCTCCACAAAATGCAGCTGGATTAGTTTCACAAGGTTCAACAAATGGAACAGTCGCAGGACTTGATCTAGTTGTAAGCCCTAACTACACAGGTGATGATGCAAACGCTAAGCACGCTTTGGTTTACCCATCACAAGCAATGCGATTCCATGAGAGCGGAACAGTTGAATTACGTGCAAACGTAGTTGCAAATGGCCGTATCGAGATTGGTATCTACTGATATGTTGCAGTAGTTAACCGCTACCCAACAGCATTCCGCAAACTAGCAGTAGCCTAAATCAAATAGTGCTAGGGGTTGCTCCCGATCTCTGGCATCTTTGTAATGGGAGTTAAGGAGAAGACATGCCAGCAATTATTACTGCCAGTGAGTTAAGAGCAGTGCTTGGCGTGTCTTCTGCCTTATACAATGACACATATTTAAACGAAATTATCGACACCGCAGAAGGCGTTATTCTGCCAATGTTAGTTACATTCAGAAGCCCAGTTCAAGAGGCATCATTAACTGACAACGTAGCCACATTCACCACTTTAGGCATTCATGAATTTACAGCTGGTCAATCAGTCGTTATCGCAGGATGCGGAGCACCTTACAATGGAACACGCACAATCTTGGAAGATAATCTTGGACAATATACATTTTCATGCGCCATTACAAACGCAGATGTTGCGAGCGCAAATATTATCCCATCAGGAACAGCAACCTTATCAAGTGCTTCAACTTATGTTGGCGTTCAACCAGTCCGCTCAGCAGTATTCGCAGTATCTTTAGAAGTATTTCAATCACGTCTAGCAGGTGGCGGACAAATCGAAGGCGTTGACTTTACAGCTACACCTTTTCGCATGGGTCGTTCACTATTCAATCGCTGCGTAGGATTGTTAGGGGCTTACATCGATGTTGAGAGCATGGCTCAATAATGCCATCAACAATCTTATCTTCAGTTAGACAACCACTAGCCACAGCACTTGCTTCAGTAGCAGGAAACGTTTATTCGTTTGTGCCTGAATCAGTTATTCCACCAGCAGTCGTAGTCGTGCCAGATAGCCCATACCTAGAATTAGAAACAATTAGCAAATCTACTATTCGCACAAAAATCAATATGACAATTACAGTCGCAGTTGCTTACAACTCAAATCCAGCAAGCCTGGACAATATTGAGCAACTAATTCTGAGTGTTCTGGCAGTAATTCCATCAGGATATATTGTCAGCTCGGTCGAAAGACCAACAGTTACACAAGTTGGAGCATCAACTCTGCTTATCGCAGATGTTCGAGTTTCTACCTACTATACACAACCCCCATAAGGAGAAATCATGGCAACCGTAGTAATCACTGGTCGCGATGTTTCGTTGTCTTTCACAGGTGGAACAGACATCGAAGCACAAGCAACCAACGCAGTATTAACAAAAGAGTTTGATCGTCAGACTTACCAGACTTTAGATGGCGAAGCCTACAAAGTTGTAAACGTATCTGGCACATTCCAATTAGACATGCTTGCTGACTGGGGTAAGGCTAACTCAGTTTGTGAAGCACTTTGGACTGCTTGCGATACAGCACCAAACACTGAAATCAGCATTACACTTACAGCAGCAACTGGAGCACAATTTGTGTTCCCAGTATTGCCAGTTTACCCAACCGCAGGTGGCTCAGGAGTAGATGCTCAAACAGTATCTTTCACATTCCCAGTCGCACGTGGCGAAGTTACTGAAACCTTCAGCTAAAAAATAAAACGGGAGCAAACAAATGAAATTACCAATAACAATTGAATACAACTCAGGAGAGCAAGCCACTTACATAGCCCAACCTCCTGAGTTCGCGAAATGGGAGAAGCAGACAGGAAACACGATTGGACAAGCCAAAGAAAAGATTGGCATGTGGGATCTTATGTTTTTGGCTTATCATGCCCATAAGCGTGCTATCGCTGGCGACAAACCAGTCAAGCCAATGGATGCCTGGATGGAAACAGTCGCTGACGTTATAGTCGGTGATGCGGATGACCCAAAAGTCACCCAGAAGGAAGCGTAAGCCGTTTACTTGTTGCGGTGGCAATAGCCACCAATATACCAATGAGTGAATGGACAAGCGCAGAAGATTTATTAACTGCAGTCGAGATTCTTAAGGAGCGTGGATAATGGCAGTCGGTACCGAGCCGTCAATTTTCTACTCCCAAAAAGAGTTACGTCAAATCTCTAAAGTGCTTCGTACTATGAGCGAAATTGCAGTTGCTGAAAGCAAAAAACGTGTTCAGGAAATTGCACAAAGGGAATTGGATTCTATTCGTGCAGTTGCAAGCGGTCGCGGCAAAGTTGCTAAAAGAATTGCTGATGGCGGTAAAGTAAAAAAGTCATCTTTGCTAGGTGAAATTTCTTTTGGTTTTGCATCTCAAAAATTTTCAGGTGGTGCTACGACCCAATTTAACACCCGTAATGATCCACCAGGTAATCGTAAAGGTATTGGTGCAGCTACAGAGTTTGGATCTGCTAAATATCCACAATTTCCACGATGGAGTGGTCCCATGCCTAAAGGTCCTGGTTCACGTGGATGGTTTATTTATCCAACAGTCAGAGCCTTGCAGCCAACAATTATCAAAGAATTTGAAGAAGTAATTTTAGAGATAAGAAAAGAGTTCATAAATGGCAAGTAGGACTTTAACGTTATCTCTAGCAGCCGATATTGATAACTTACAAAAAGGCTTAAAAAAGGCAGACACAGAGATCCAAACCTTTGGCGATAAAGTCGGAGCCTTTGGTAAAAAGGCCGCTGCTGCGTTTGCAGTTGCTGCAGCTGCTGCCGTTGCTTATGCAAGCAAATTAGCCGTTGATGGCGTTAAAGCAGCGATTGAAGATGAGCAGGCACAACTTAGATTAGCCAATGCTTTAAAGGCTGCTACAGGGGCAACAGATGCCCAAATAAAGGCAACTGAGGACATGATCCTACAGACCAGCCTTGCCACTGGCGTTGCAGATGATGCATTACGTCCAGCATTACAAAGACTGGCAGTATCTACAAAAGACACAGTAGAAGCACAAAAATTATTGACACTTGCTTTAGACATTAGCAAAGCATCAGGCAAAGACCTTGAATCAGTTGCTAACGCTTTAGGTCGTGCTCAGGATGGCAACGTAACATCACTTGGCAGATTAGGACTTGGTTTATCAAAGGCAGAATTAGCCACATTATCATTTACAGAAATTCAGGCAAAGTTATCAGAATTATATGGTGGCGCAGCAGCTGCTAATGCTGAAACATTCCAGGGCAAGATTGATCGTTTAAAGGTTGCATTCGATGAAGCCAAAGAATCGCTAGGCGTTGCATTACTGCCTACAGTTGAAAGATTTATTGGATTCTTAAACGATTCAGGCATTCCAGCATTAAACGCATTTATTGCAGGTTTAACTGGCGATGAAGGATTAAGTGCAGGATTGACTGAAAGCCAAAAAGGATTTGAAACCTTTGGCAAAGTTGTAACTGGCGTGATTGGAATTGTGCAAGGATTTATCACATTTATTAGAGAAGCCGTTGGACTGTTGGTTGAATTTGCTAACCAAGCAATTAGAGTTATTAACGTTGTTAAGCCAGGTGCAGATATTGGATATATTCCAAACCCATCACTAACTGGATCAATGCTTGGTCAATCAGTGCCTACCGCTCCATCTAGCACTGGTTTGGATAGAAACCCAACTGCAAGAGCAGGTGTAACTAATAACATTACAGTCAAGGCAGTAGATTCAGAAGGCGCAGCTAGAGCGGTTGCAAAGGTATTAACTCAATCATCAGCCAGATCAATTCCGGCACTTGATGGTGCAAGTATTAGAAGATTCCAGTAATGAGTGATTTTGCGCCAGACTGGCGATTATTGATTAATGGGGTTGATTACACAAACGTAACGATTGCAGATATATCTCATCAATCTGGTCGAGAAGATATTTACATTCAACCAAACCCCTCATACATGGAAATTGCTTTAATTGCTTTACAAGATGAAAATTATGTATTTGATATTAATGATTCATTAACCCTACAGGTCAAAGATAGCACTGGCACATACGTAACTCTGTTTGGTGGCAACATCACAGACATAACTACATCAGTTAGCGTTACTGGATCAGTTGGCAAGGTTTACTCATACAACCTAATTGCTATGGGTTCACTTGCCCGTTTGGCTAAAACAATCAGCGAAGGCGTACTGACCTCAGAGTTTGACGGAGATCAAATTTATGCCTTGCTTACAGAATTTTTACTAGGTGATTGGGTTGGCGTATCAGCTGCAGAAACATGGGCAACCTATGATGCAACACAAACTTGGGCAACTGCTGAGAATTTAGGACTTGGGGACATAGATCAGCCTGGTCAATACGAAATGGTCAATCGTGGATCCGCTACAGATACGATTTACAATATCGCTTCACAGATTGCCAATTCAGCCTTTGGATATTTATATGAGGACAGTGCTGGGAACATCGGATATGCAGATGCAGACCATCGTCAAGTTTATCTAGCTGCTAATGGTGCAATTGAGGTTTCAGCAAACACAGCAATTGGAGCAGGGTTAACTACTACAACCCAAGCAGGTAATATCCGCAACGATGTCGCCCTTAACTATGGCAACAGTTTTAACGACTTAGAGGTGGCTTTAGATGCCACAAGCATTTCGATCTATGGCTACAAATCTGAAACAATAAACTCAAGCATCAAGAATCAATCAGATGCAGAAAACATCGTCAATCGATACCTGGATCTTCGTGCCTATCCATACCCAGTATTCGATAGCATTACCTTTCCAATCACAAACCCAGAATTAGACGATATGGACAGAGATCACCTTTTAGGGGTGTTTATGGGTCAACCTTTGACCATTACCGATTTACCGCCTCAAATAGCCTCTGAGGGGCGTTTTCAAGGCTATGTAGAGGGTTGGTCATGGAGCACATCATTCAATGAGTTATACCTGACCATCAACCTCAGCCCAATAGAGTTCTCAGCCATATTCCAACAATGGAATGAGGTCAATGCATCCGAGGCATGGAACACATTATCAGGTACAATTACCTGGCAGACAGCGATAGGAGTAATTTCTTAAAATGGCAAACACAAGCAACTTTGGGTGGGAAACCCCAGACGACACCGATCTGGTCAAGGATGGCGCATTAGCAATCCGAACCCTTGCTGGAGCAATCGACACCTCCTTCGTTGGTGTTTCAATTAATGCTCAGACTGGCACAACATACACAGCTGTACTAGCAGACGGATTAAACAAAGTTGTTACAATGGATAACGCTTCTGCAAACACATTTAGCATTCCAACAGATGCATTAGTAGCATTTCCAACTGGCACAGTATTAAACGTTTACTGCAAAGGTGCAGGAACAACAACAATTTCAGCAGTA